AGTTATGCTTGCCCGCCCTTCTCATCGCGATACATTTCAAGAGTTTGGCAATTATCCTACCAGTGTTTTGAAAATAGCGTCTGAGGGCAAGACAGTCCACCCCACCCAAAAGCCGGTTGAACTTTTTGAATACCTAATCAAAACCTACACCAACGCGGGCGAAACCGTTCTGGATTTTACCTGCGGCAGCGGCACAACAGCGGTTGCGGCGGAACAGACGGGTCGCAAATGGATTTGCATTGAACAATTACCTGAATATTATTATCCGGCGATCATACGGGTTGCAGGGATATGAAAATTTACCTTAGCGGACCAATGACCGACTTGCCGGATTTCAACCGTCCTGAATTCAACAGGGTTGCGGCGATATTGCGGGCGCAAGGTCATTGCGTTTTTAATCCGGCTGAAACAGATGATTATGAACCGCGCAAATCATTTGCGGAATATTGCAATTGGATATGTCTTGAAGCTGATATGATTATTCTGCTATCAGGTTGGCAAAAAAGCAAAGGTGCAATGGTTGAATTAAAACTTGCTGAATATGTTGGTATTGAAATTGAGGAATACAATGAAAGATAAACATAAACCCGTTGGAATGGTTCTTGTTATGCCGTTTCAGGCGCAGGTTGCGATTTTTGACAGCTTGAAAGCGCGAAATAAATATTACAAGAAAGTTTTAAAGCTTGATAATATAATTCACGCGGCTGTTGCTGTTGCGTCTTACAATCAAGATGATAATGGTGAATTTTGGTATTCAATCACGTTTCAGAGTGAACCGAACATTGGTACAATCATTCATGAATGTTCACACATGGTTGATTTCATGTTTGAAACACATGGTGTTCCAGGTGGAATTGAAAGCACCGAAATTCGCGCTTACATGCTTCAGTTGATGATTTTTGATGTTTGTGAAATTTTAAACGTTTTCGGCGCGGCTCAATTCCAGTAAACTGAAAGAACCGCGCCGATCACCTGCCCCAAGCGGTTTCTTCAAATATCAATCGGGCGGAAAACCGTTGAAACAACAATTCGCAACGGGTTCATTTTATTAATCCATATGCTGAATTTGCAAGAAAATTTGCGATTGCGAAACCGCGCGGTGTTGCCGATCTGATGTTTTTGGTTTTCATTGATTTACCGCCAAGTTTCTTGAACTGATCTGAATAACCTTCAGGAACGAAAACGGGTTTCTTTTCCGGCATTGTCCAGTTTCCACCCGTCCAAAGATAAGTTGTTTTCGGATATGCATCTTTTGCAGCAATGTATTCCGGCCAAACAGGGTGTTCAGCTTCATCATCTGGAATGTAATCACCAAATTCAAAAGGTTCAAAAGAATAATCAGGTTTGCGATAGAATGTTGAAAGAACAGAACGCGGGTTTTCAATAATGTAAGGGCATTTGAAAGCTTTACCGATTGTTTCACACATTCTCACATGATCGGTTGCATGAACTTGAAATAAAGGATCATCGGCGCGTTTGCTTTCAAAATGTTTTGAACCTGAAACCGCCATATCAGTGCAAACCGGAAAAGCCATTAAAAGAAATACTTCATTCAAATATTCTTTTACAATTTCACTCAAAACCGCCCGATCATATAAATCAGCATGAATAAAAGAAATTGTTCCAAAACCATGTTTCACAATGCGCGGTTTAATTCTTGAATGTTGATTGTCAAAACAAACACAATTAAAACCAACGTTCGCCCAAGGTTTGACAGCTTCACCGGTGAAATCATAAAGTGAAATTATGGTGTTTTTCATTCGCCAACAATCCTTTCAAATTTCATGTTTCTAATATGCGTGTAACCTGGTCGCCTGTTCAGGTGATTAGACATAGTTCCTGGAACAATATCATAATGTTTGCAAGCGGCGGCGGCATTCTTGAAAACTTGACCATCATCAAGACATTTTACCATTCCGCGCGATAATTCAACCTCACCGTAAAGATTGCAATACGGTTTCAATTCTTTCGCGTTCTTAATTGCTTCATTGAAAGCTTCATATGGATTATCAAAAACCGCCATAACGCGAACAGTCACCAGCTTATGCGGTGAAACATATTTGCGCCATGCTTTATTTCGGCGCGCGTCCGGTGCTTCAAGTAATGTTCGGAATTCACATGAACCGGAAAACATAACGCGCCGATCATCGGGCGCATATTCCACAATGTGAAGATATGCACAAAATTTCTGCCCTGGATCATTCAAATCAACGGTGAATTCGGCGGGTGCTTCTTTCGTGTTGGTTAAGTTAAACATCATGGTTTATTCACCTGTTTCCTTAAATTGAAGTGATAACCGGCAACACCGTTCACGCTTTTCCGCCCATGTTACATCAATGCGGAAACCGTAAACTGATGCAATCGTTTTAGCGTTATTTTTATTCAGCATTGTAAATTTCATTCTGTCCTATGGTCGCTTTAACAATGCCGGTTCCATCATTCACGGTTTGAACCCGAACAGCTTCAACAATTGCTTCACCAATCTTACAAACCGGTGTTGAACCGTCAATCATGATCATTTGCGGAATGATACCGCCGAACCGATCTTTCACCATCACAGTTAATTTCAAATTTAACATCATTCAATTCTTTCAAATTTTTGACCGCGAACATGGGTGTAACCAGGGCGGCGGTTCAGGTGGTTGCTGATCATGGTCGCTGATACGCCATAAGCGCGGGCGCAAGCCGCTATGGAAGGGTAAAGCGCACCATCGGTCACACACCGCACATTTGCGCCCTGGCGGGCTGTTGTGGCGGCTGTTTGGTGCTGTTCTGCAAGCGCGGCTTTCAACACTGAACCGGCAACGCACCATTCAACATAATCTTGACCGTGCAACCATTGAACAGGATCAAATTTATCAAAAATTTGAACCGCTTTTTCAAGTGCTGTTTCAACCGTCATTTCTGGAACATTGGACGGTTTCAGATTATCGGGAATTGCATAATATTCTTCAGGTGAAAGCAATGCATAACATTCATCATCCTGTTCTTGCGTCAACACTTCACCGCGCGTGATGATCATTCGCAATTCTTGTTTGCGATCAAGCATGTTCTTCACCGCATTTATCAGTTGGTTTCATATCATGTTCACACAACCGGCGCTGTTCACGCTTGCAAGCCGTATGTGTCCCTTCAGCGATCACTTCACCGGCTTCAGTTACCAGTTCGCAAGGTGATGTTTTACCGGCGATAATTTCAAACATTTTCATAACAGATTTCCAGGTTGGCGGCTGTTGCGGGCGTGCCGGTCAAAGAACGGTTCGCTTCATTCATGGCGTCACCAATCATGATAAAACCGAACGGCCCGTTGTAACGGTAGGAAACCAAACCAGCGGCGGCGCATGGGCGATCTTGTAAATCAGTCATCAGTTGCGGTTCCTTAATCATCTGTTTCATGTGTTCAAATTAGACCAACCGGTTCAGAGTGTCAACACATGTTTTAGGTTTTGCATTATATTATTAAAGTTTTCAGCGCGGCGATTATTTTAGATTTTGGTAAAATCGTTAAATTTTATTATTTGGTTAATACTTTGGTTAATATATATTGTTGTTATGTTGTGCCACAACAAGCGAAACCCTATTCGCCAGAGAAAATAAAAAGATATATATTGTTGTAAAGTTGTAAGCTGTATTCATTAGAGAATTTTAATACAATACTGTTACAACAAGTTTCTGAGCGAATATGTGTTGTGGTTGTTGTGGCACAACAAGCGTTATATATATTAACCAAAGTATTAAGTTAAATAAATAAAAACCCGTCCTATTTGGGCGGGTTCTAGGTTTTTTAAATTTTAGATTATTTTAAACCGCGATTGCTTTTGCAAGGTGATTGAAAAAATGCATCACGTCACCGTTTTTGAAATCAATCGCAACCAGGGTGTTTTTTATTTTCGCCTGTTCGGTCTTGGGTGCGGATTTAATTGCATCAACCAGAATTTCCATCGGCATAATATTCAGACCGCTTTCGCCTTCAACTTCAATGGTCTTGTGACCAACATTTTTTTCTTCAACCAGTGCATCAAGCCATTTGTTAAAAGTCATTGTCTGTTCCGATCATGTTTGCGTTTCGTTAATCTAGTTATAGCGATGGTTGTTGCGATGGTCAAGCGTTATTTTGAAAATAATGTTCCAGGTTCAACAATCGGCATTTCTTCAACTGATGAACCATGCAAGGAACCCTTGTGCCAATCGGTCAAGATTTCAACTGATGCGCAAGTGATCGGGAATGAATGTGAATGATTGATTGTCAAACGTTCCGGCGTTTCATCGCACAACCGATCATAAACGGTGAAGAAATATTTGAACCGCATCATCTTTGCGGTTTGCAGGGTTTCAAACGGTCCTGCAATCACATGTGATTTTTTACCGCGTCTGATGGTGATGTAATGGTTCATCGCGGTTCAATCGTTCCAATCAATTTCTTGATCCATCACGGCAAAATCTTGACCGATCATCACGCGAAATTTCGCCCATGAACCCGCGCCGATTTCCTGGTAACGGATGGTTCCGCCCGTTTCCTGAATTACGGTGATTGCTTGCCTGATCAAATCAAGCTTGTGTTTTTTTCCTTCAAGCTGAAGATCAAACACTTGTGTTCCGGTGTTGTCTTTCGCTTGGCAATGAGTTGTTTTGGTCATTGGTTCAGTTCCTTTTGTTCACGGTAAATCGCCATTCCTTCAACATCATAACCGATGAAGATCATCTTGCGAGTGTTAAACACTGTTCAGTTCCTTTTATTGAACGGTTGCGGGTGCGGTGTGTGTGACCGCTGGAAGGGCTTTAACAGGTGCAACATAGAAAGGGTTTCCAACACCATCAACACCGCCCTGAACCAGCAAGCCGCGCTTCTTTGCGGCCCGAACGGCGGCTGAAACTGAAGCGTTGATGCCGAGAAATGATTGCCACATGAAAGGCATGACTTCTTTGCCCTGGTTTGCAAATTCAACCATTTCGTTCATGATCTTTTGTGTTTCGGCTTTCATTGGTTCATTCCTTGTTTTGCGTTTCGTTAATCTAGTTATAGCGATGAACGTTGCGATGGTCAAACGTTAATTTAAAATAATTTCCCAAGGTTCCAGGGATGCGGGCGATTTTTGAAAGGTTCAGATGTTTTCCAGATGCTTAACAGCGTGCGGGCGTCTTTTTCTTTCATGATGGTTAACAGCTTGATCAATACCCATTGTTCAGATGCACCATGGCGAACAAGGCAACGGTAAACAGCACTTGACCGCAAATAAACGCGATCAAGGTTGCCGTTCGATGTTAATCTGAACCAGTTCACAGTTTCCCCTGAATCTTCAGCGTTGTAAAAATTTCACGCTGGATTGTATCGCGCAAGGTGCGATGATCGGGCGTGATGTGACCATTCAATTCATGGGTATCAGCGATTTCTTGAAGAATAACCAGGTAAGCGTTACCAAGCGTGTTGTTCAGCGCGCGGGCGGCAATCATGGTTGCTTCAGTATGTTCGTTGTTGTCGGTTGCTGTTTCGATTTGTGCTGCAAGGTTTGTCATCTGTTCGTTTCCATCTGTTTGCGTTTCGTTAAGTTAGTTATAGCGATGGTTGTTGCGATGGTCAAGAACTAATTTTCACCGTTGCCTGATTTTTTCATATGGGTTAAAGCTAAAAGAATGGCATATTTAGTTGAATTCACTAGCGCATATCGCAAACTTCAACCGTCCGAACGGGCGTTTGTTGATGGTTTTGTTGCAAACCTGGAAAGCTTGGCGGTTCGCACCGGTTCAAAACTTGATGCGCTGTTGCGTGAACCGGTTGAAGTTGATGAACGTTCCACCTATTACCTTGCGCGCGATCTGGTTCAAGCCGCGATCACCGAACGGGTGAAGGAAATTAAAGAAGATGCTGAATTAAGCGTTTACAAAACTTTGAAAGAAGTTCGCTGTATTGGTTATTCAAACATTGCAAATTATATGGAAGTTGATGAAGAAAATCATTTAAAATTTGACTTTACGAAATCAACACCGGAACAAATGGCGGCTGTTAAATCGTTCAAGATTAAACAGCGAATGACGCAAATGGGACCGGTGCAAGAAATCGAATGTGTTTTACATGATAAACTTGCGGCGCTTGATAAGCTGATGAAATATCAAGGGTTGCTTGATGCTGATCATTGGCGCGATGAAAATGCAAAAGCGGTCAAGGCGCAAACCCTAACCGCTGATGCATCTGATGATGAAGCCGCTGATCTTTACGCGCGCATGATCAACGGTTAAGGTTTGCGGCGCGTTTCAAAAGCAATGAATTCGTTCAAAACATCTTCATCAACACCGATCTTTTCAGCAAGAATTTCTTGCGCGCTTTTAGCAAACTATTTTGAAATCTTCACTGGTGTTTTTCAAAACTTCATTGGCTGTTTGCATCAAACCTTCATTGATGAATTCAACGTAAATTTCTTCACAAGCCAAATCCCAAAAATAATTTTCATTTGGTTTTGCTGTTTTCGGATCATGGGAATTGCTAAGAATTTGCGCCCGTTCCCGAATTGCTTCAAGTGTGCGATCTTCACCGCGATATTTTTCAGAGGGTTTCGGCATTTAGTGTTCACCTTTCCATTGGGTTTCAGGGATTGAAGTTTTTTCACCAGGGTTGTAAACTTGAACATCAAATCCTTGATCAATCCAAGATTTGAAACTTTTACCGGCGCGGCGATATGCAACGTTAAAATTTGTCGCTTTAAGGTTTTGATGAACGGTTGATTGCCCTGGTCGGATTATGCGGATTTTGTAAATGTTCAAAATTTGTCGCTTTCTGTTTTGGGTTGGTCGTGCTGATGATGCTAACGGTGGAAAAAATGCAAGTCAACAACTATTTTTCAGATAATGCTTCAATTATCGGTTGGCGTGATCAAGACGTTGAAGCGGTGAAGCTTGTTCAACCCTGGAAACCTGAAGCTTTAGAAAATGATCAATGGCCGCCAGATTACAAAGCTGTTTATGCATGGCGGATTAAACAGCTTGCAACATTGCGTTCAAACCCTGAACTGTTGCGTTCGGCAAAGCTTTATTATTCAACCCGTCCTGATGAATTCATCATGCACTGGATGGACACTTACAACCCGCGAAAGAAAACAGGAAAATGGATGCCTTTTGTTTTCTTTGAACGTCAAGATGAATTCATCAAATTCTTGCACAATTTACGGTTTGATGATGAAAGCGGTTTGATTGAAAAATGCCGCGATGCGGGCGCAACCTGGTGTTCTTGTGCTTATTCTGTTTGGTCGCTGATCTTCATTGCAGATGATGCGATTGGTTGGGGTTCACGCAAACAAGATTTGGTTGATAAGCTTGGAAATCCTGACAGCATTTTTGAAAAGATGCGGATGATCCTGAAGCGTTTACCGAATGTTTTCTTACCTGAATATGAGGCAACATTTATGCGAATTATCAACCGTGAAAACGGTTCGGTGATCATGGGTGAAGCAGGCGATAATATCGGGCGCGGCGGGCGAACATCAATGTATTTCAAAGATGAAAGCGCGCATTACGAAAGACCGGAAAAAATTGAAGCCGCGCTTGGTGACAACACAAACACGCAAGTTGATATTTCATCGGTGAACGGTCTTGGCAATGTGTTTCATCGGCGGCGTGAAGCGGGTGTTGAATGGCAACCAGGTAAGGAAATTGAAAAAGGGTTCACGCAAGTTTTCGTGATTGATTGGCGTGATCATCCTGAAAAAACGCAAGACTGGTATGACACCAGAAAAGCGAAATATGAACGTGAAGGAATGTTGCACGTTTTCGCGCAAGAGGTTGACCGGAATTATAGCGCGGCGGTTCAGAACACAATCATTCCCTATGATTGGATTGTTGCTTGCGTTGATGCTCACAAAAAAATCAAATGGAAAGATGCGGGCGGAAACATTCAAACAGGTTTTGAAGAAAAAGATATTCCGAACGTTTGGTTTGGTGGTCTTGATGTTGCTGATGAAGGTGCCGATAGAAACGCGCGGGCGTTGAGGCAATGGATCATTTGGCGCGATGTTGAAGAATGGGGCGAACGTGATACCGGTGTGACAACTCGCAAGATGGTTGCAGGTTGCCGCGCTTACAAAGGCATTAAAGTTCAATATGATGTGATCGGTGTTGGTTCTGGTGTTAAAGCTGAATTCAATCGTTTGGTTGATGATGAAATTGTTGATCGGGGTATTATAAATCTGTTTCCCTGGAACGCGGGCGCGGGTGTTGTTAATCCATATGAACGCATCATTCCCGATGATGATGAAAGCCCGATGAATAAAGACCTTTATGGGAACATGAAAGCGCAAGCTTGGTGGTCAATTAGATCAAGGTTTTATAAGACGTTTAAAAACATCACTGAAGGTATTCTTTACCCTGTTGATGAACTCATTAGCCTTGACAGTGAAATGATTTTGCTGCATCAACTTATGAAGGAATTAGCGCAACCAACGCGCGGCGAAAATGGATCATTGCGAACAATCGTGAACAAAAAACCGGCTGGAATGAAATCACCAAACCTTGCTGATGCCGGAATTATGATGTTCTTTCCAATTGAGGATAATACGGGCCATGCGGTTTCAGGGAATTACGGCGCTTAATACTTTCATTGAACGTCCTGTTGCGTTTGAAAATGAACATGTTGATAAACGTTCGCCCGATAGCGCGGCGATGGTTGATTATTGGGATAAAACAGATGCAATCATGGGTGGTATCAAAACCATGCGTGATGCTAAAAAGAAGTTTTTGCCAAAATTCCCGAAAGAAGATCAAGTTGATTATGATTTTCGGCTTGAAGCTACAAAATTCACAAACATTTACCGCGACATTGTTGAAGCACTTTCAGCAAAACCATTTGAAGAACCGGTTTCAATTGCTGATGGTGATGCGGTCAACCAGGTTTTTACCGATTTTATTGAAGATGTTGACGGTGATGGAAATCATCTTTCAATTTTTGCAAGTGAAACGTTTTTCAACGGGATTGCACATGCGATTGATTGGATTTTAATTGATTATCCAACTGTTGATAAAAGCAAAGTCAAAACCCGCGCCGATCAAAAGAAAGCGGGCGTTCGCCCGTTCTGGTCGCATATATTGGGGCGCAACGTTCTAACCGCTGAAACCAGGACAATGAACGGTGAACGAATTATTACGTTGATCCGAATTCTTGAACCTGGTGCTATTGTTAAAATTCGTGAATTCAAACGCGATGATAACGGTACTGTTACCTGGACGGTTTACAAGAAACTTGTTGCTGGAACATCTGGAAAAACAGAATGGATTGTTGAAGGTTCTGGTGTTCTAACAATTAACGTTATTCCAATGGTTCCGTTTGCAACAGGGCGGCGCGATGGTTCCGGTTATCGTTACCTTCCATCAATGCAAGATGCGGCTGATCTTCAAATTGAACTTTACCAACAAGAAAGCGCATTGAAATTTGCGAAAATTCTTGCGGCTTATCCAATGCTTTCAGGCAATGGTGTGAAGCCGGAAAAGGATGAAAACGGTAATATCAAACAAATTTCTGTCGGCCCGACAAAGGTTTTATATGCGCCGCCTGATGGTGCTGGTAATTCCGGTTCCTGGTCATATGTTGAACCCGCTGCAACATCGCTCACATTCCTTGCTGGTGACATTAAAGAAACCAAGCAAGATTTGCGTGAATTGGGGCGGCAACCCTTGACCGCACAAACAAACACAACTGTTATCAATTCGGCAATGGCGGCAAGCAAAGCGAAAAGCGCGGTTGGTGCATGGGCGATTGGTTTGAAAGATGCGCTTGAAAACGCAATGAAGATCACCGCGCTTTGGTTGAATCTTGACGGGCAAGAACCAGATGTGAACGTTTACACCGAGTTTGATAATTTCCTTGATGGTGATGGTGGTCTTGAACACTTGCGTTCATTGCGTGAAAATGGCGATCTTTCACAGAAAACACTTCACGCTGAAACAAAGCGGCGCGGCGTTCTTTCATCTGAATTCACGCATGATGATGAAATAGAGAATATCTTGGCTGAAATTCCTGGGGATGATTTCGGTGAAGATGACGATAACAACCCCGATGACGACAATCCCTAAATGAACCTTAATTGCCTGGTATCGGATGATCAAGGCGCAACGGTTGGATGACCGAAAGGAACTATGAGATGAAAAAGAACCTGATGATGACAGCAAGCATGTTGCTTGCTTTTCCGATTGCTTTTGACAACAAAAACGGTTGGAAAGTTGACGCTGATGGAAATCTTGAAAAAGATGACAAAGGCGACCCGATTTATATTGCGGGCGATGGAAAAGAACAAAGCGTTGCCGGTGATACTATCAGCCGGTTGAACGGTGAAGCGAAAACACACCGTGAAGCGAAAGAAGCGGCTGAAGCGAAACTTGAAAAATACAAAGACCTTGATCCGGTCAAGGCGGCTGAAGCAATCGAAACGTTGAAAAACATTGATCAAAAGAAATTGATTGATGCCGGTGAAGTTGAAAAAGTTCGTGAAGAAATCAGCAAAGGTTTCGCCGCGCAAATGGCTGAAAAAGATAAAGCCATTGAAAGCTTGACCGGAAACTTGAACGGTATGACATTGCAAACCGCTTTTGGTTCGTCCGAATTCGTGAAAAACAAGATCGGTGTTCCGGCTGAAATGTTCCAGGCAACGTTTGCCAAGAACTTTAAGGTTGAAAACGGTAAGGTTATTCCATATGACCAAACCGGAAATAAAGTGTATTCAAAGAAAAACATGGGTGAAGTTGCCGGTGTTGATGAAGCACTTGAAATCATGGTTGATGCTTACCCTTACAAAGACAGCATTTTGAAAGCTGATGATCAAAGCGGTTCGGGTAATGAAGGCGGCGGCGGTGGTCGCGGTTCTGGTCGGACAATCAAGCTTGCAGATTTCAACAAGCTTTCGCCCGCGCAACAGTCTGAAACGGCGGCGCTTGCTGGCAAGGGTGAAGTCAACATTGTGGATTGATCGGGCGTAAAACCCTGGTTGATAGGAACCGCCCGCGCTGTTTTTGGGGTTTTCCAGCGCGGGCGGTTTTTTATTTTTTTTTAACCGTTTGCACCATGTAACATCATGCTTTCGGAAACTTCATCACATTCACCGTAATGTTCATCAAATGCGGCTTTTGTCATATGGCGGCGATTATATTCAATAAACGCATCACTGGTCGCGCTGAAAATTGTTCCGCGCGTTACATGACCGTCACGGTGATAAACAATTGCGCCACATTCTGAAAGTGTCAAATCATTATTCCGGTCAAAGGTTTCACCAGGTTTAGGTTTAACATTGGGAATGCCAAATTTTACATCATAGCGTTCCGCATAACCGTTTGCTGATTTTTGCATTTTATCAACTCCATCTGTTTGGGTTTCGTTAACTTGAACATAGCGATGAACGTTGCGATGGTCAAGAACTTTCAAAAGAACCAACCCTTTTTTATTTTCGTATTCTTCAACATTTCCTAATTCGTAATTTTTTAAAAGTTCCGTTGATTGTTCTAGTTGTGTAAACATTATGCTTCCTTTCGCGTTGCTGTTATTTTATTTGCAGGACGTGCAATGTAAGTTGCCTTACGGTTATCATATTTTGAAAGCCAATGTGATTTAACCGTTGCTTTCACTTTCACGGTTGTTCCAGTCTTTCCGATGATTTTGGAACCTTTGTAAACAATAGGGTTCATGTTTTCATCGCGCATATAATGCGTATGTTCTGAACCATAAACACCAACTTCAGAAAAGATTGCGCAAATCCGCAATTCAAAGTTTTGACGATTTTTCACTTCACCAATAAAATCGGTGGTTGCGTCAAAATCAGCCTGTTGACGTTTTGCGATTTCACGTGCGGCGCTAATTTGCGCCTTTGTTCCTTCAAAAATTATTTCCTTACCCGTTGAAGATTCAACAGCAAACATACGCGAAAGTGAACCACCACGCATGGCTTCATCAGTTTCAGGCAAATATTCACCACCACGATAAATTTCACCGGTCAATTCGCAAACATAACCATCACAAGGCGAATGGGCGCGACCATTGGCGTCAATGGTGCAACCTGGATAAATTTCACGCAAGATGGTTTCAACATCGCGCGGCGCTTTGTTGTCAATCACGGTGATAATTTCAGCGGTGTTGGTGATAATATACATGGTGGGAACCTTTCAGTTTGCGTTGCTGTTAAAATGATCTTAGCGATGAACATTGCGATGGTCAAGCGATTATTTCTGCTGTTGTGTCAAAAGTTCCAAGCGGTGTTTTAATCACGGTTTCACTTGAACAAGTTCCCCAAGCCATGAACCAGGCTTTAGCGTCGATTTCATATGCGTGATTTCTAACCGGTTCAACCATCGCCAACGCGCGTGAATGATTTTCAAATGGTCCTGCAATGATGTATTTTTTAGAACCGTCAATTGCTGAAACATAAAAATTTTTCATTTCAAAGAACCTTAAACATATCGCGTGAAACGCTAAATTCCAAACCTTCAAGATAAAAAGCGTTTTTATATTTTTCATCGCGGGCGGTGATGGTGTAAGTTTCACCATTGGTGAACAGTTGAACAGATGCACCAACGCGGGCGGATTTGTTACGCGGCTTGCGCGGTGCTTTGGTTTTCTTACCACCAAGGATCATGTTCAAGGTTTGTGCATCGGTTGTCATTGGTTCGTTTCCTTATTTGTTAATCTAGTTATAGCGATGAACATTGCGATGGTCAAGAACTAAATCACAAAAAACGCGAAAGCTGTTGACCGTCCAGTTCAATCAATGTAAATTCCTAACAATGCTGGAAATTGGATGATTGAAGGCGCCTCAGGTTGGATGACCTAAAACAACTTTAACATTTTCATAGGAGCGCAAAAAAATGCGTAAATCTTTCCTTGCGGCTTCAACCGCTATCCTTGCCGCACCGGCAACGGTTCACCAATCTGCATACGCAAACACGTTGACCGGTCTTATTCCCGATCTTTACGCGGCTGTTGATGTTGTTTCGCGTGAACTTGTTGGTTTCATTCCATCGGCAACCCGCGCGCCTGGTGCCGAACGCGCCGCGCTTGGTCAAAGTGTTTCTTATCATGTTGCTGGTGCTGCAACCGCACATGACATTGCGCCCGCAATGACCATTCCCGAACCCGATGATCAAACCGTTGGTGCGTCTTTCATGGCAATTACCAAATCGCGCGGTTCCAGCTTTGGTTTCACCGGTGAAGAACAACGCGGTCTGAATTCCGGCCCTGGTTATCTTTCTGTTCAGGCGGATATGATTGCGCAAGCTTTGCGTGTTCTGACAAATGAAATTGAAGCCGATCTTGCCGTTGCTGCAACCGCTGCTGCATCGCGGGCATACGGAACAGCCGGAACAATACCGTTTGCAACCAATCTTGGCGATACCGCCCAAATCCGCAAAATCCTTGATGACAACGGTGCGCCCGCAACTGGTCGTTCGCTTGTCATGAACACTTCAGCGGGTGCAGCGGTTCGGACGCTCACACAATTGACCAAGGCGAATGAAGCCGGAACAACCATGACTTTGCGTCAAGGCGAATTGATGGACGTTCACAACATTTCGCTGAAAGAAAGCGGTCAAGCGGTTCTTCACACCGCCGGAACGGGCGCATCTGCAACAACCAACACCGCCGGTTATGCAAAGGGCGCAACGGTGATCACCCTTGCCAGTGCCGGAACCGGAACGGTTATTGCCGGTGATGTTGTTTCTTTCGCGGGCGATGCGAACAAATACCTGGTTGTTGCTGGTGACACCGATGTTTCAGGCGGTGGCACGATCACCCTTGCCGCACCTGGCTTGCGTCAAGCGTTGCCTGGTTCGGCTGTTGCGATCACCCTTGCGGCTGATTATACGGCAAGCGTTGCCTTCAGCCAAGATGCGCTTCACTTGGTTACACGCCAACCGGCGCTGCCGCAAGAAGGTGATGCGGCGCTTGCTCGCATGATGATCACTGATCCGCGTTCGGGTCTTGTGTTTGAAGTTGCGATGTATCCAGGTTATCGCAAAATGAAAGCTGAAGTTTCGATTGCTTGGGGTATCAAAGCAACCAAGTCGGAACACACCGCATTGCTGTTGGGCTAATCCTTTAGCATTAACCAGGGCGGGTGTAACAACCCGCCCTATTTTTCATGAAGGAAACCCCATGAATTCCAAACTTCCAACCATTGCCATTCAAACAGAAAATGGCCCTGTTCTGATCAATGCAACTGATTATGACACTAAATTTCATGAAACTGTTGATGGTGCTGAACCCACAACCGAAACAGCCGTTAAACCCGCTGAACCGGTGAAAATGCTGGTTTCAAAAGAGGGTCGCAAACACTTCATTGTTGGTGAAGATGGAAAGAAAATTTCCGCTGAAGGCATTGAAGAAAAAGGTTATGGTTCTGAAGCTGATGCTTGGTCGGCAATCATGGCGTTGAACACAACCGCCTGATTTTCTGAATTGATTGAACCGCCCGCGCTTGATTGTTGCGGGCGGTTTTTTATTTTCCGCGTGTTTCGCGCTTGATCAACCTAACGAATACGGCAGCTTCAACCAGTGTTTCCGGCGGTTGATCACCGTCGAAATATTTGTTTTTCAGATACTCGCGACATGAATTGATTGCAATTTTTTCAGGATTTGCTTCACGATATTTACGTCCATATTCAGCAAGTTTTTCACGATTTGCTTCTTGATATTTACGTCCATATTCAGCAATTTTTTCAGGATTTGCTTCACGATATTTTCTATTTCTTTCAGCAATCTTTTCACGATTTGCTTTAAAATATTCATGCTTGCAATTTTTACAACTGGTTTGCAATCCGTCATTATTATCTTTACACTTGTGAAAATCAGCGAAAGGTTTGACAACTCCGCATTTTGAACATTGCTTTTCCATGACTGAACCTTTCGCTGATCTGATGTTTTATTTTTCGTCAAGAAACGGAATGGACGGGATTTCATTCCGCTGTTTGTAATATTGAACCTGTGTTGATGCTGATTGGATCATGCGCCCGCTGATGTTCGCAAGAGTGCTTGCGGTTTGCGGTTTCATAGTTCCGGCTCTCACTTGACTGAAAACTTTTGACATTTCGTCGCGCAATTCTTTGGAGTTTTTCATCGTCTCATTCCTTTGGTTGGGTTTGTGTTCGTAACATTAGAATAGCGATGAACATTCAGATGGTCAAGAACTATTTGCAAAATAATGTCATCACCTGTAATCTGGTCCAAACAAACAAGGATTGATGAAATGCCTGATTTTTACGGAACGGCAACGGCGTTCACCGCCTATCATGGCGCGCGTGACAACACGGTTCCGGCTGATGCTGAAATTGAAGTTGCGCTTTTGGTGGCGTCCGAATGGATTGATGCGCGTTACCGATCACAGTTCCAGGGATGGAAAACAGCCGAACGCGAACAGTTGCGCGAATGGCCGCGCCGTGGTCATGTTGATTATTATGGTTATTTGATTGAAGATGATCAAATTCCGCGTGAAATTGAAAATGCAGTTTATGAAATCGCCTTGCGGCATTTGAATTCACCTGGTGTTCTTTCGATTGATTACACGCCAAGCGTTTATGATACTGTTTCGGTTGATGGTGCGGTTTCTGCAAAGTTCGCAAAATTCGGTTCAGCTTCAGAAATTCAAACGCAATTCAAAACTGTTGCTGAAATTCTTTCGGGTTTGCTGTCTGCAAAAGGTTCATCTGGAAATTTAACCGGTTCATCAGTTCGCACATAAGAAAACCGCCCGCATCAATTAAGTTGCGGGCGGTCACATGAACAGTTCGAACCTAGTTCATTCTTATTTGTCGCGGAACACGCGAACAGATGCACCATCAGGGTCTTTTTTCGGGTCACAACTGGAAGCAAAGAAATGCTTATCAACGTTCATCACCGGCTTGTCAGTTGGAACCTGGGTAACAGTTCCATCAGCACCTTTCAGGTCTTTCATTTCAAAAACAGTGTTGCCGTTTTCATCTTGCTTTTCGGCGCGATGTTTGCGGTTCTGGTTGGAAATGATGGAAGCCATGCCAGCGGCGGTTTTGTTGGTGACACCAAACGATTGACCAACTTCAAGTTTTTCAAACGGGTAAAGAGATTTGGAACCGCGCTTGCTGACTTTCTTGGGCATTTCAACTTCACCGGTGATGGTTGTCAGTTCGGGCGCAATGCGCTTGGTTGTTTCGGCTTTCGCGGCAACGGGTGCGGCGGGTGCCTTGGGTGCAATGGGCTTGGTTGTTTCAGCTTTCGCGGCAACGGGTGCGGCGGGTGCCTTGGGTGCAATGGGCGGTGCTTTGGGTGCTTCGGGTGCTTTTGCCATTGTTCTTTTCCTTTTCAGAGTTGGTTTTCAGGGTTACGTTTTCGATAGAACCGTGATACCTGTTGTGAAACATGCGGTCAACCGTCAAAATGAAGAAAAGGAAAGAAAATGTCTTTTTACGATGATATGCAAGCGGTTGCCGCAAACATTCTTAAAGATTTCAAACAAGGTGTTATAAAGTATGTTGACATTACACCAGGAACCGGCCCTGATGATGAACCTGGTGATCCAACTGAAACATTTTTCACGTTAGACGCGGCGGCGCGCGGTGTTAAATTTAAGTACGTCCAGAATGGTCTTGCTGTTGCCGGTGATCTTCAAGTTACCGCATCTGTTCCGGCAACAAATGAAGCGGGCGCGGTTGTATCACTCACGCCAAACATGAACGGTTTCATTGAAGTTGATGACGAACGTTATAAAATTGTTCAAATTTTACCAAAACCTTCAGCCGGAACAACTGTTGCGTTTGTTTTCATTGTAAGGAACTAATTCATGGCCCGTAAAAAATCGTTTGAACAACTGTTTGAAGAATTGGTTGAACGTTTCATTCCAGAAATCGCCAATGCCTTCAGGGCTGGAATTGCTGATGTTGTTGATCGGGCGATTTTGCGCGATGTTGTGCGCGCGATTGAACTAGGTGATGCGGAACGCGCCTTTAAGGTGTTAGGCTATTCTGAAGCCGCTATGCGCCCGCTCACCGCAAGCCTGGAACGCGCCTTTGAAGCGGGCGGTGTGACCGTGGGTCAAACGTTTCCGCGCCGCATGGTGACACCTTCAGGGCCAACCGTTTACCGCTTTGATGTTCGGAATAGCCGCGCGGAAAAATGGTTGCGTGAAACGTCTGCAAGCATGGTCACAAACATCGGTGAAGGAAC